AATTGAAATAATTTTATATTATTATAAAACGATTATAATAGTATGGAAGAAAAAACGTTTAGTGCAATTATACCAAATATAAATTCTAAAGTAATACATAAACCGTCTCCAATATATCCAAAAAATGAAGATGTTTTGTATTTTGATGGGTGTAGTAAAGGTAATCCAGGTCCATCAGGAATAGGAGCAGTTTTGTATAAAAATAATATTGAATTCTGGACTGATTCGAAATATATTGGTAACAAGAAAACTAACAATGAAGCAGAATATTGTGCTTTAATAATGGGATTAGAACAAGCTATTCGCTGTAATATAAAAAATTTATCTGTTTGTGGAGATAGTTTACTTGTTATCAATCAAGTAAACGGTGTTTATAAAGTAAAACACGTAAATCTAATTCCATTATACGAAACAGTTATGGAATTAATAAAACATTTTAATTGTATTAATTTTAGTCACGTTTATCGTAATGAAAATAAAAGGGCAGACCAATTATCTAATATAGCATTGGAACTAGTTAATATGGAAATATATGATAATTTGATAAAAGATACTATCGTTAATAAGTTAACGAAACAAAGTTTTCTTCCAAAAATTAATGCAAAAAATTAATATTCTAGTAATGCTATATTTAATAATTGGTTAGGTTTGTATTTCAATAAATCGACTTCTTTTTTTGTTGTTGGGAATAAATCTTTACCATAAATATCCTGCATTAATAGCCATTCAAACATTCCTCCAGTATAAACAAAAATATTATAAAACCCTAAAGACAACAATTGTTGATATTTTTTTTGCACACTTTCATCATTGCAATTTTTTCCATAAACAATTATTCTTATATTTCTATTCTCCTTTAAATATTTGTTTATTATTGGTTCTTCTTCTTCTGCAAGAGTAGTATTAACAATTAGACACTTTTGGTCCGACGGAGACATTGTGTTTATTATTAAATATACCTCTGGGTTTTTAATAACAGTTTGCATATCTTCGTAGTTTATTTTTTTCATAGATTGTATATTACCCATATTTATCTATATTGTTAATTTTTAAATATTATATCAACTTATAATATTTATTCTAATACCTTTGTAAAATCGCCATTATAATAATGAAAAGTTAAAAACGATATTAATCCAAATATAACATCAACTAACAAATATATCCAAGCAGATTTATTACCCATAATTGCATTACCAGCAAATAATAAATATAATAAACCGTGAATTGGTCTCAAATCATTCCACCATATTTTGGAACCAAACACTTCAGCCCCAGTCTGTCTAGAACCAGTGAAATAAATATAAAAAAATCCAATAGCAGGTAAAAGAGCCAAATATCCCATATATCGTAAGTATGTTGTATCTACATTCTTTGCTACGTAAACAAATAATGACCTAATTCCTATACAACCAATTAAAAATAATAAAAAACGTTTTTGTATTGTATTCATTTATAAAATAAAGAAATATAATATATTTAATTAAATTGTACAACAATTTCGACCTTTTCCTTTTTTATGCTCTTAGTTGCTGATATAGATAATTCTTCACGCTTCTTTCTTGTTTTAGAATTATCAACAATAATCTCTTTTCTTTTAGATGTACTGTTACGACTATTCATATCTTTTTCAATAGTGTCATAATGTTGTTCAATGTATTCAATTACTTTATTTTCTAGAGCCCACTTAAAAAAATTCAATTGTCCAATAGTAGTTTCAATAAATTTACCTTTAGTATAAGGGATACTAATGCGGTCCCATCTGCAAAACGGGTCAAATCGTTTCTTACTGTAAGCCTTTAGCTTAAGTTTGTAATCATCGTATACTTTAAAACGTCTAGCAATATTATCAACCGTTTGTTCAATAGTATATAATGTGTAATACTTCTTTGCATAATTAGTGGCAAACCAATCAACAATGCGTAAAGATATTTTAGATTCGCCGGTAATTATTCTGAGCATTTTATCTAAATTATTATTTGGGTCATAACATCCATCTATTTCAGTGTTATAAAAATGTTGTAAATTCTTTAGTAATAGGTCATTTTGAGTTGTATAACTAGAGTTGTTCATTATTTAAGTTTTCGGATAATTTATTTAAGTAGTTTTTATGTTAATATTTATTTTTCATATATTTAACGAAATTAATATCTCTGATAATATTATTATGAGTTCTTTTATGGATACATATTTTGGTCCTCTATCTAGAGAGTATTGCATCTATTTTTATGCTTTGTCAATAATATGTGGTATATTATTTGTATCTAGCACCATTTCTATATCATATTTTATGATTATGCACTTTAAGAAGGTGAACACTATGTTTGTTCTAAATTCGTTGCTATTATTATTTAACACATTTTTGGCCTATATTGCTAACCGATTGCTTCACACAATGTGTGTAAAAAGCGTTTAAAAAGCGTTTAAGGCATTAAAGTCTTCTTTAAGCATTAATTCTAGTTCCTCTTCTTCATTTTCTTCTTCCAACTCTACTAATCCGTGCATTAAACTAATTTCGTGTTGTGTTAAATGTGGTTGCCTTCTTAATATATCCCCGTCACTTAAATATCGGTCTTCCTCACAATCACCATATTTTTCACCATTACCCCCAAATATCACGTATTTGGCACACATATAAGCCGTTAACTTTTGATAACGGCTTATAACTCTTAAACTAGGACATTCATTTTGTAGCGTATATAATATCTGTGCTTCATCATACTTAAATGGGTTATTACGTAAATCTCTATCTGATAAAGTCAAAAATTCTCTCATATATTACTTTGTTAGTTTATATTTATATTTATTTTTACAAAATGAAATTTTTAAATGGTTCAGATACAATATAAAGATATAACAATTTATATTGTATAATGGAAAATACATATATTAAAACAGATAATAACAGAATTATAAATGAAAGATGTATAACGTGGATACAAAAAATGAATGATTGTTTAGAAGTTTGCGTCAAAACAGATGGTTGTAGTATTCGAAGCGGAGATACTCATAGAATATGTAAATTCAATAGTCCAGATAGTTATAATAAACTTAATAAACATTTTGAGTAAATAAAAAAAGATGTAAATGTGTATATAAATATTTATTGAGAATTTTCTTCATTATTATTCTCTTTAGCTCTTCCCTGAGTTGTATTAATTGGCTTCAAAAACATATCGCGAGTAACTATATCATTAACATAACTAGATTGTAAAAATGGGTTTACTCCACGTTGGGCAATCATTTGTCGATCCGCCATTTTCGTGTCAAGTGTTTCACGCCTTGTTCCACTGGAATTTTGATTTCGTGAAAACATAGAATTCGTAATGTCGATTAAGTCAGAATCTTGATTAAAAAATGTATCATCTGCTAAAGATTGATTAATAGCATTTGTTTGACTGTCGTATTCGTATTCTATACTTTGTTTCTGCTGTTTCTCTTGTTTTTCTGGTCTAGCGCTCTTATAATATGCTTCACCTGTACTCCATTTCCAAGTATTCATTATTATAATACTTTTTAAAATAATGAATTTATAAACTTATAAACTTATAAACTTATAATTGTCCTTCCTTTATAATTACCATATTCTTAGTAAACATAAATGCATCTTTGTTAGTTCGTCTTCTTTTCAAATTGCATTCTAAACAAGCTATTAATAAATTACCGCTATTATGTCCTATATCATTATTAATTCTGTCAAGAGACCATTGTTTCATTTCTCTAACTCTTTCATACAAAATATAGACTTCTTGAGAACAATATTTACATTTCATTTTACACTCAAGTAACAGTTCAATTACTTCGTTAAATTTAACCAAGCTATCTTCGTTTAATCTTTTTTTTAATATATCTTGTTGCTTGTAACTACATATTTTTGTTTTTATGTGTGATGTTATTAATGCGGTATATTTATTCTTTTCTAATGTTTCATTCTTTATACATTCTAAAATATTCAATTGGATTTCTTGAGATAGTTGCTCTTCATTTAATCCCCATGTTTGGGTTTCTACTCTCATTTTTCTTTCTTTTTCGTAATTTATGTTTTTTGTATTCGTTTTTATATTTGTCTTTGTATTTTTACTTTTTTGTGTATCTGCAATAATTATATGTTTTGTATTGCTGTTTTCGTTATTGGTATAATCCATCATTTCCTATAGCCTATACTAACAAAAAAAGACTTTATAATAAAACCAATATAAAAAGTATATGTAATATAACTGTTTTATTATATATAAAAAAAGTGAGTTAAAATCTATTTAACATATTATATTATAAATGAATAAAGAAACTCAAAACAGCGATTGTAACGAACTTAAAACATTAAAATATAAATCTATGATTTTAAATGGTATGCCTTGGCCTGAAAGTAAATCATCTACTGACTTAGCTAATTTAGATAAATTTCTTGAAAATGAAAAAATAAACAATGCCAGTGAACCTTGGAGTAAACTGGATAAAACAGCTAAAATTAAAAAATTATCCTTATTTGCCGATGTATATAAAACACAAAATAACTTATCTGACGAGGAATATAACCGGCTTATTTCTTTTTTTAGAGATTGTTTGGATAAAAAGAAATTACAGCGCGTGAAAGATGTAAGTTATAATAAAGATACTGGTGAAATTAAAGACATACCTGCATTATATTTTAATAAACCAACAAACCATTTTACATTAAAAAATGTCGATAAACGTGTTTCAACCGTAAGAGGGCTCGCTCCTAAGAAAAAACAGGGAACTGCTAAAAATCTTAAGGTAATCGATACTGATTCTGAAAACGACGATTAAATAAAATTGATTTCTGTATTGATATAGAAATAAAATATATAACAATATAGAAACACAAATGACCGAAAATACCGATTTATTAGATATAACAGAACAGATTATTCCAGAAGAAGACCCACGTTTCTTTAATGATGAAGAGTCGTTAGAAATATATCAAACTTGTATTCATCTAATGGAAGAATTTATTGCAGATAATCCAAAGATTATTTCAGAACCAGATTTTGACGAGATATTTGATGAAAATATTCAAGAATTAATGCACTCTCATTTTGATTTTGACATATTTTATACGGAAGAATCACAAGAAGAAATGGAAGAAATCATTGAACACGCTAAAACTGATTTCTTTAAAGATCATATACCACCTCGTTCTTATCCTGATACAATTATTTTAGAGGAACCTGACCACGAATATATTAAAGAACAATTGGATATTTTAAGAAATAAACCTCAGCCTACTCAACGAACAAAAGAATGGTACGAATTTCGCCATAATTTAATTACAGCTTCCAATGCCTACAAAGCATTTGAAAATCAAACAACCCAAAATCAGCTTATTTATGAAAAATGCCAACCATTAAATCAAGATTTATATGTAGACGGTGATGACCTTGAAGATAACGAAGATAATGAAGATTTAAAAGAAATAAAGGAAATAAAAGAGATTAAAGAAATAGTTATGGTAAACACTAACACTACTTTACATTGGGGGCAAAAATACGAACCATTATCCGTCAAATATTATGAACACGTATATGGCACGAAGATAGAGGATTTTGGATGTATTCAACACGAGACCTATTTGTTTCTAGGGGCCTCTCCAGATGGCATCAATGTAGACCCCGAAACTACCCGTTATGGTCGTATGTTGGAAATTAAAAATATAGTTAATCGTGAGATTGACGGCATCCCTAAAAAAGAATATTGGATACAAATGCAACTGCAAATGGAAGTCTGTGACCTAGATGAATGTGACTTTTTAGAAACGAAGTTTACTGAATATTCCGATGCAGCTGCTTACGAAAACGACACATCAGATGAAACTTATGAAGACGAGGATGGTGTTGAATTTAATAACATTTGTTTATCAAAAGATAATAAAATGAAGGGCGAAATAATTTAC